TATGACTAGCATCAAAAACAATACCATGAATACCAGTATTTTCTGGATTAAAAATTACATCACCATTAAAGGTGCTAGTTTGATCTACAAAAAGACCACCAGTTAAGTTTGCTAAATTAAAATAGTTTGTATTTGCATCATTACCATTAGTTGCATCTTTATACATCAACTTGCCAGTATCTCCATTTGCAAACCACTGATGTGGAAAAGCAACTTGAACAGGTGTTGGATCAGTAGTAACTGGAGGTGTATTACCAAAATTATTACTTGCTAATTGTTGTAAAGCGTTTTGTATATCTTCTCGAACCTGTTGACCTGTATCGTTTTCAATTATGAAATCATTATTGTTTGCCATTTAATTTTTTTTACTTATTATACATTCTAATTTATCCGTAACCAATAGCAACAAAAGTAAAGTCACGAGAAAATCTACTAGTTTGATACTGTGGTTGAGTAATATTAAGTGTAAAACTAGTATTAGTAATATTTGTTATTTCTATAACATCTGCTGCGTTTGGATTTAAAAGTGTAACTTCAATATGTGGTTTTAAATTTGCTCCAACACCCAAAGAAGCATCACCAGCAAAAAATGGCTTTGCAAATGTGACTACCGTATCCGCAACGCTTGATGTAGTTAATGTTTGAATACTAGTTTCTGTTCTTCTATTAATTTTTACATTGCAGCCAAGTTGTTTTATTTTTATATTTTGATTTAGATTTTTACATTTTAACTCTAAAACAAATCTAAATCCTCTTCCTGTAAATGTAGAATTGGTAACTTCAATAAAAGGGCAATTATTAAAATCGTTTACTACATAACTTGCTCCACTAGGAGCATTATTTGTAGATTGCACTCTAAGTTTTGCATCAATATCAAAAGTTTCGTTATTAACATCTGAATCCCAAGTTCTAAATTCATCAACATCACCAATACGACTATCCCATTGAGCATCTGGTAAAAACCCAATAGCATTAATTATTTTTTCAAGCTGTACTGTTGCAACTTCTTTTAAATCTAAAATTTCCTTAAATAAATAAGACCCCTCTCCATTTGAATTTGATGTATCACTTATTACTAAGGCATCCAATGAAGAATTATATTCAGTGTTTACTAATCCGTTCGTTGGAAACCCTTGAAATTTTGGACTTAAATTATGTTCTGCTATTGATTTAACTATTGCAGTTGTAGATTTTTTTATTTCGTTATATTGAACATTTGATGTTGGTGACGAGTTAATTATCAAAGAAGAAGCTAACAAACTAGCCCTGCCACCGTCATCTATAAATTTAAGCATGTGTTTGCCAATAAGGTTTTGAACAATTATTTCTGAAGAGTTTCCGGGGAATGTTAATTTTGTACTATCAAAGAAAAAATTACCACTCCCGTCAGTATTACTATCATGACAATAAGCAACAAATCCTCCATGTAAAACATCAAGTTCCTCTGATTTATCAAATTTTATTTTTATTAATTCATCACTAACAGTTTCAACAAATAAATTTTTAACAAAATCTGGTGCTTTAGTTTTTCCACTAAATGTTTTTTTCAATATTGTCGTTTCATTACTTTGTTGCCCAAAAGCATTTATTGATCTTATTGCAAATTCATAATTTCCTTTTGTTGAGTTAAAAATATCAAAATTTATTTCTGATGTTGTAATTCTTCTTGGACTTCCACCATCAATACTAAATTCTAAAAAATATTCTTTGACACCTTGAACGGGAGTCCATGTAATTGTTATAACAGATGTAGCTCTATTATCTTGGATAATAATATTTTCAACAGCATCTAAATTTTTTGGTGGTATTGGTAAGTCAATAACTTTTTTAATTGGATCAACTATTATTTCCTGTGGTGATTCAACTATAGAATAAATTAATTCGTTATATAAAACTGCACTAACATTATATGACGCATCTTGTTTTGACTCACTAATACTAACTACTCTATATTTTGGTAAAGAGGATACATTATTAATTTGCCTATCTATTACATAAAAAGTATTTTTTAATGGATTGCGCCTAAACGCATTTGTAGTAATAGTTTTTTGAACAAGATCAATAGATAATATTTGTTTTGTTTCAACATATTGTTTGCTTAAATTAGGATCAGTTTCATTTGCATCTGTATCTAAAACAATTGTTAGTTGCAAACTTGATGTTCCAGTACTGTCTAGGTTTGTTTTTTCAACGTCATCAACTGTTATTACAGTAGTATCATTTTCTGTATCTGTAGTAGCAGAGACTACACGACCACTAGTTCTATCATTTGTTTTTAAAGGATCTTGTATTGCTATTACTTGTCCGGGTCTAACAATTACGCCTGCTTCAACTGTTACTGAGAATGAAACTGTTTCACCCCTTGTAAATTGTGTTAATAAAAACCACTTTGCTGCTCTTATTGCTTGAGTCCTTGATGTACAACCAAAAGTCTTTAAATTTTTGATGTTTATACCAAAAGCATTTTCTACATTTGCCAAATTTGAATGTAAATCTTTTAAAAATACATTTGCTATTTGTAAGTCTTGGATATCATTATCAAAATAAGATACTGTACATTGTGTAAATTTTGTTTTTTGGGATGTAGTGTTATATATAAAACCAAATTCAGTTACATTAGCTAAACCAAATACATAACTAACATCTGTAGGTCTATCTTGAGATAATTTTAATGAGCCAACAGAGTAAAATGGTACAGCGTTCATGTTTGAACAAAAATCTCTTATTACTTCATACGCATCTTTTTTTTGTCCTAAAATTACATTGTTACTAAATCTTGGCTCTTTTGTTTCATCAGGTAAAGTTATTAATTGAGAACTATATTTACTTGCTTCATAAAAACTGTATAAATCTAATTCTTTCTCTTTTATATGTTCTCCAAACCCTTTAATAGTAGTAAGTAAATCAAATAAAATCCAACTAGGGTCATTTGTAAAAAATTTTGTAGTAGTTAGAGTTCCATTAAAAATATAATTTGAAGGATAATAAATAAAATTAAAATTTTTAATAGTACCTAAATTTAATTGTGTAGCTCTTTTTTGATTTCTAATTACTTCGGGAGTTCTACCATTAACATCAGGTGCAGGAATTTTTATTTTTGTACCCTGTACGACGTATTTTCTAGTTGGGTACTTACCAAACTGCTCTGCGTTAAAGCGTAAACCAGCCAAAGCAAAATTATTATAAGATCTTGTTTCAGTTTTTATTTCAGTAAATGATTGAAAATTAATTTTATTTCTTTTTTTGAAATTTGTTTCATCAAGTATATTTCGACTTACTTTTATTTGAAGAGGAAAACTTGTAAGTATATTTTTAACAATAGTTATAAAAGAAGTTTTTCTGTTTTCAGTTGTTAAATTATCTAAAGTAAGACCCTTATCTTGTATTTTTTGATCACTAAATTTTAAATTTGTAACCATAAATGTCCTAGTCATACCTTTTAGTTGCTCAGTTTCAAATCCAGTTATCTGTGCAGTAAATTGAGTATTTTTATTTAATCCTTGACCTAGTAATTGAAAATTTATAGTATCTCCTACTTGAAAATTACTTGGATTATTTTCGTTAATATTAATTTTATAAAATCTATCATTATTACTTCCAACAGGATCATTAAAAAATCCAAATGTATCTAAATGACTAATTTGTATCTCATAATCTCTTGTATAACCTCTAACTGCAATACCTTTAACTTCTTCATTAACTATAGGAAAATGAGTTTTACCATTGAACTCAATTATTTGTATTTGAAAACTAGTTGAAAATGATTTGGAACTACCATCATTTTTTGATTCTCCTAAATCAGGAAATTGTAATGTTACTCTTAATTTATCAAAATCAATTGTTGTAGAGTTTATGCTACTAGTAGTAGCCGTTACTCCAACACTTGTAGCAACTCTTGCTTGTAAAGGAGTTTGTCTACCTTGATTATTAGTATTTTCATATTTCTTACCAGTATTTTGTAATAAAATATATTTATAACTAGTAGAATCACCTGTCTTTGTGGCAGTGCCTATTTTTTGTATTATTGGTACTTTTCTAGTTTTATCAATTTCTTGTGGTGGTGATGCAGTATCAAGTCTTACTATATTTGCAAATTCGTTTACTTTAAATTGATGTGTTGTACTTGCATATATAAAAGCTATTGTCTCTGCTGGTAATTCAATATTATTACCAAAATCTAATCTATAACCAGAATCAACATTGTTACGGTTTAAAACATCAGTTGTATTACCTGTTTTATTTACAAAGATTACTCCTGTTTTTGCAGTATTCAAAGGATCTCTTGCAACCTGTCTGCTAACTGGGACAGTATTTTCAACAGCATCTATAAGTTCTAAAGGGTCTTGATTTGAAGTACCAGTTCTAAAGTCAACACTTACATCAGCAAAATTCTGTCTACCATTTGTAGTTTGAATTTGTGTATCGTCTAAAAATATATTTTCTTGATAATTATAAGTTTGATCTAAGTTACCATCTTTAATACCCTCAATTTCACCATGACAGAGCAAATCAACAATTTTTGCAAATTGTATGCTTTTAATATCATCTTGTTTTAAATTAGAGTCTTTTTTTCTTACACTTTGTTTGCCGAAAAAAGAATCAGATACTAGTTTTACCACTTAAAAAACCTCCGAACTAAATGGTTGTGAGCCTTTTATATCTCGTCTCACCTGTAAGGTGTCAACACCTGATGAAATGACAATTGATCCACAAAGTATCTCTCCATAAATAATAGGAATTGGAGTACCAGCAGCAACGACATTAGATATATTATTAAAAGAATAAGAAGCTCTTAAATTTGGGTCAGATAGGTTTTGATCTTGTGGATTATTATAATTTTGACCACCCCCAAGCAATGCTGCTGCTCCACTCATTGCCATTGTTGCTCCAATAGTTTGAACAATTCCACTAATTAATTTATTACCAATAATTGATTGCTGCGCTCCAATACCTAAACCAGCAAATCCTCCAGTGTAATAATATATTGCTATTCCAATTGCAAATTTAAAAATATTTTTAACAGTATTACCCGCCCCAATAACTAAAGGTATAACTTGTATATCACCACGCATGTTAATGTCGGGATTATCTAAAGTTTTACCATTAACTTTAATTTTATAAAGTTGATTTCCCATGTGACTCTCAAGATCAGGAAAATTTGCTTTTAAAAAACTAAATACATCTTTCGGTTTATTAATTACAGCTTCAAAGCTAGATTGACCACAAAATTTTCGTAAAGTACCATAAATTATTATTTTTCTAAGGCTCATATCTAAATATTTTTTTTGTTATCTTTTGATATTCTAAATCATAAATTTCTCTACAACTTAATTTTCCAACAGTATGATGCAAAATTGTTGAGTCTCCAATATATAAAGCAACATGACTTAACCTGTTATACATACCTTCCATAAGCATTACATCTCCTATTTTTAAATCTTTATTTTTGATTTCTTTAAAACCTGTATCTTTAGCACACTTTTCAAATAATGGATTATTTTCAAACTCTCTTAAACTTCTAGGTCTTTCCCATCTTTTCAAAGTTATATTTTTATTAAGAGAATACCAATCATATACTAATGACCAACAATCTTGTACACCCCATATAAATTGTCTACCAATTAAAGGATTAGTTAAATTTTCTTTAGGTTCGATTTTATTCCATAATTTATCCTTAAAACTATAAATATGCCAAGGCATTTTTAAATAATTACAACTCAAAATATCAGCTTCCGATGCAAATGAATTAGTTACAGGATGAGAGTGAAATATACCTACTATTTCTCCTTGATCTTCACAATTGGCATAGTCATCAGGGTCAATAGCAAAATATTCCATTGTAGACTCTGCAACATTTTTACATGGATAAAAAACTTTTTTTCCTTTTATTATTGCTACTAAACCACAAGCTTCTTTAGGGAAAAGCTTTTCAGAATATTCCTTTGCTTTTTCTTTCCAAGTCATGCTGTTATAAACTTACCAATTCCGGGAAAATCATCTTCATTAGCAAGTTTAGATGGTGCTGTCACACCTACTAAGTCAAAAGTTGAAACTAATTCAAAACCAACAACATCTCTATCTTCTGAGATCATTCTTTCTACAAAATATATTTCTTTATCAAATTCTGCTGTTGGGTCAGGTGATCCATAAGGATTAATATCATCAAAAAAATTTACACTATCTAAATGCTTTGCTAATGTTCTATGTCGTGTGATTTTTGCTCCCCCTAAGTTTATTGGACAAAAGAAATCACCAATTTGAAATATATTATATTGTTTAAAAAATGACGTTATAGTTCCAAATGCGTTGCTAAATTTAATTTTTGGTCTAGGCAAAGCACCATTTGTCGAATAAGTATAACCTTCAGCTTCACATGGATATTTTTCGTATGTATTACCCTGCCAAACAACACTCTGCGTATCTTTAAGATTTACACCGTTATGAAATAAATATGTAATAGGAACTGGAGGATTGGTGTTTGACTGTTTAAAAGTCACCCCATTATCTTGACTTGATACAGATTGACTGGTTAATGATTTTACTGTAAATGTAGTATTAGAAGGTTTAGTTACAACAGTATAAAAAGTATCAATCATATTTTCAGCCTCATTACCATTAGTCAATAATTCTTTAAATTTTAAATTTACAAGATCACCTACACTCGGCATTGATAGAGTATTTGGTGCAGTTATTGTTATGACTTTACCAGATTGCGTATAATCCATATCAACATTATTAGGTATATAATGCAAGTTCTCTACTAACTCAATTGAGAAAAAATCCAGAATTGCTATTTTATCTAAACCTTGTAAATCTGAAACAGGAATAGTCATTATGGTTCAAATACCTGTCTAAATTTTGCTTTTAATGTAGCTGTTTTAGCATTATTTAATGTATAAGACCAATCTTCGCAACAATATTGTCCTGCACCTGTTCGTGTGTATGTGATATTAAATTGTGCTGTAGATCCTGTATTAGCATTAGTTGTAATTTCAAATTCGTTTTGGTCGGTATATTTTTGGACTAAATAAGTTCCAAGTGGAACTATAGATGTACTACCACTAGCAGTAATATTTATAAAATCATTTAAAGCAACTCCATGATTATTAGAACTAATTTTTCCAATAGACTTATCTGCTTCAACTTCAATTTGTACAGTTGTAGATGATATTTTTTCTGTCTCTGGTGTGAATGTAAAACTTTGTCCCAACAATGCTTGGGTTTTTAAAAACGCATCAATTGTTCTAGCTTCTTGGTGTGTTATATGTTTAAAGTTTACATCAAAAACATTTGCATCTAATTGTGTTGGCAAGCCAAAAACAACCCTCTGCTCAAATCCATCCCCTAATTTTGTGACCCTTACTTTTGGTTTTTCTGTTTTTTGAAAAGAAAAATCAGGTTGTATAGTTGTGGGAAAAATAGCCATTAGTTAAGAAGCCCTCCGGGTCTTTGTTCCTCAATAATAGTTGTCCTTATAACTGATCCTAACAATTCACCAAATTCTTGGCTTTGCTCTTGATCTCCCTCAGCAGATGACCCACTAGCATCTACATTAACAACTATATTACCAACACCTCCTCCATGTGAAATTACTCCAAGTTTTCCGTCACTACCACGCTTCAAGGGCATGACACTTTCTGGTCCGGCTTCTCCCATAAGCCCTAATCCGTTTTTCATAGGAAATATTGTTGGACTATTAATTACTCCTCCATAAGCCATTTTTGTAATTTTGCCATTGTTATAGGCATTACCATTTGCGTTTTTACCTAAAATATTATCTAAAAACCCTGTAAATGGTTTCATTATTGTTCTTTGTATAAATATTCTTGCCATATCTTTTATAATTGATTTTGCTAAATCACCGAAAGCTAATTTACCAGTCATTACGAAATTTACAAGAGCATCTTCCATACCTTTAAAAGCTTTAGAAAAAACATTTTTAACGTTACCAGCAACATCATTAACTTTTTGTTTGTAATCATCTAAAGCATTTTTCATGCCTTCAAGAACTTGGTTTTGTTTATTTGCATCATCATCAGTAACACCAACACCCTTACCACCACCAAGAATATTTGAAGCACCCTCACTTACCGTTGTAACGACATTATTGGTAACTTCTCCAGCCTTGTCAACACCTTTTTGTATTATTTTTTTAGCATCTTTAATTGTTTTACTTGCTTTGTCTGAGACATCAACAACTATTTCTCCAAGTTTTTGGTATGCACCTAAATAACCTCCAAAAATTTTACCTATTAATGGAATTTTAGAAAGTTGATTTAAAGTTTTTATAATAAATTCATTTATCATTTTTACAAAAGCTTTTCCAATTCCCATAATATTGTCAACAATCTGCTTTTTAGACTCAATAAAATCTCCAACAAATTTTGCGACATTTTTTGCAAATTCAGCAAGTTGTTTTCTAAACGCAATTATTAATGTCACTCCAATTATCGCCCACCCAAAAGGGTTAGTGGCAAGAAAAATTACAGATGCTTTTGCAGCACCTAAGAATCCAAGAGCCATTCCTTTAAGTGATAAAAGTATTGGTTTGAATAATTCAACAGCACCAATAGCTTTTATGCTGCCTATACCAACTGCTAATCCAGTTGCAGCTAATCCAGCAGCAGCAGCAGCAGATGCAATTCCTTTAACAGGAGTTGGCAATCGTGATGCAATAGTCAATAGATTATTAAGCTGTTGTGCTAAAGGGTTTAAAACAGCTATAAGAGCAGAACCAATTTGATTAGTAACGACTTGTACGTTACCCCCTAAGATTTTTGTTGTAAGTCCAAAACTTGCCATTGCTTTTCTTGTTCTTTCTGCAACATCTCGACTATTCCTAACAGCAGTAAACATGTTTGTTATGTCCTCTTCTGTTCTACCAAGTAGTGCCAAGAACTTAGATCCCTGCTCCTGTCCAAATATTGCTTTTGCAATTTCTGCTTTTTGTCCAGCATCTTTAACACCCTCGAAATCTCTTTTTAAAGCTATTAATACTTCGTCCATAGGTTTTAAATTTCCATTTGCATCAAGAATATCTGAACTTAAAGCCTTAAAACCTTTTGTTAGTAGTTGACTTCCTCTACTTACACCTAACAAACGACCCTCTGCACCTGTAGCTGCGATTTGTAATCTTGATAAACCACCTCTTAAGGCTGTTCCAGCTTCACTACCTTTAATACCAGCAGCAGCTAATAAACCAACAGTAGCAGCAGTATCGTTTACAGTAAGACCAAATGTTTTAGCTACTGGAGCAGCATATTTTAATGATTCTCCTAAGTCAGATACAGTTTGGTTTGCGTTATTTGCTGATGAAACTAAAATATCAACTAAAGCACCTGTATCCTCAACTTCTAAACCAAAAGCGTTAATATTATTTGCAACAATAGAACCCATTTCAGAAAAAGCAGTTTGTGTCGCTTCAGCACCAAGAACAATACCATTAAGTGAGCCACTAATTTGGTCAGCATCAAAGCCTGCTCTTGCTAATGATGTTGCTAGTTCAGCGACTTCTTGAGGTGTGCCAGCAGCTACTTGGGCTGTTGCTCTTATACTTTCATCTATTTGTGAAAAATTAGCACCACCACCCTCTATCGCAGCAGTTTTTTTAACTTCCTCTTGGTAATTTGATGCACCTCTTACAATACCACCTATAGCACGACCAACTCCAACGGTCGCCAACATACTCGCAAGCTTAGTTCCAGTACTCGCAGCTTGCCCGTCTAAACCTTTTAATTTTCTTTTTAAATTATCTATTTGACCACCTAGTCTTTTATAAGCTTTACCACCTATCTCAGTTCTATCTCTTAATAATGTAAGTGCTTTAATATGATTTCTTAAACCTTTTGTTGTATTACCAGCAGCCCTAGCCATTCTATTAATTTCAATATTCATCTTTCCCAACTGGGCTTTGCTCATTTTTGAGCTTTTATCAAGTCCAGTAAGTTGCTTTTTAAAATCTTGTACAGATCTTGCACCCTCAACTTTTGCTTTTAATTTAAAAGTGGTGTCTAAATTTAAAGCCATTATTTTTTCTCTTTATTCATGTGTATCATGGCTTCTTGCTCCATAACTTGTATATTCTCGAAAATTTCTTTGCGATTATTTACATCATACAAGTCAAAGAGCATTTGTAAAACAGAATAATCTAAACCTATCACACCTCCCATAGTAGTTCTCCATTGAGTCATCATTTTTATAAAAAACATAACAGATTCCCAATTTTCTTCCCATACCTCAAAATCTTTTTCTTTTCTTTGTTGGGGCAGTCCTTTAATACCTAAAACAGCAGCATCATCATGGGATTTGTCTTCAACACCGCCATTTATAAGGTGATCTACTGCCCCTCTAAGTTTTTTAGTTTCTTACCTGTTTGTCCCTCATAAAATGATTTTGTTAAATATGTACTTAAAAATGGTATTTCTAATAAATTATCTAAATTTTCTTTATTAAATGGAACTTCTTCTTCTTCGCCTTTGTCGTTTGTAATAAAAACTTCTTCCCATCCAATAACTACTTGACGACATAAATCCGAAGGGTCAAAATCTAAAATATCATTGCCAAGTTTATCTTTTTTAGGTGTTGCTTTTTTTGCCATTTGATTTAAAAATTTTTGGGGCATCCTTTTAAAAATGGCTTTAAATTTTACTTCTACGAAATCATCATCATCTGGGTATTCGTAATCAACTGTCCATTTAAAAGACTTAACTTTGTTAATAATTAGTGCCATAAAAAAAAAGTTAGACCATGTAACGCATAGTCTAACCGTTATAGCTTAAAAGTAAATATATTTTATGTAAAAACTAAGGATATCTCGTCGTTACCAGCATTTGGAACTGCTGTATATGCAAGGTCAAGCATATCTATTTCATCAACTGATGCGTAAGCTGGAGCAGTTATATTTGCCTTAGGCATATTAACAGTTAACTTATTACCATCAGTTGTACCATGTAAAAAAGTGTTATTACCACTTACATTATTTTTCGCATTTAAAAAATAATTTTTAGTACCTAATGCAACAGCTTCAATTTGAACAGTACCAGCAGGGGTACGATTATTAATTTGTACTTCTTTAGTTCCTCCTACAAGCTCTCTGTAAACAACATCATTATTCATGTCAAATGTAAATGATTGTAATGCACCAGCGTAGCCATGGAATTGAAAAGCACTTGTATTGTCTTTTTTAAAAACGAGAGGATCTTCTTGGTTTTGGAAGGTACAGGCTGGCATTGTTGCATCAGTAACATCATTATAGATACCAGTCATTACGAAAGTAATTGTAGGTATTGAGCCAACCTCACAATTCAAACTGAAAGTTCCTCGACATCCTGTTAATTTGTGCTGAACACCATCTGCGTTATAAATAATCGTACAAGAATCAAAGCCACTGCTTATAGGTGCGTAAGTAACACTAGTGCCTGATACTTTATTTTGGCTAAGACCGCAGCTAGTAAGCAAAGGTGCATAAGCTGGCTCTGTTCCTTTTGTTCCACTGCCAGACATTTCTACCGTTATTGTTACTTGCGCTCTAATGTTTGCTAAAAGAGTATCGTAATTTCCAAGATAACTTCTTATTGTTTCTCTGGATACTTCATCTGACTGAATAGGTTCTATAGAAAGTTCAGTACATAATACAGCATTTGCTCCTCCTGTAGGGGTAGGATCTGTACCATATTGTGCTTCATCTTTTGCGAGCAAAGCTCTTAGTCTAGTCCTCTTTGGCATTTGAAGTTTCCTCTTGTGGTAAAGATTCTGTTGGTTTAGCTGGTAAGGTTTGCCTAATTAGCTTTTTTTTACCAGTTTTGGGGTCAACGAGATAATGACCTCCTTGACCAGCGTAATTATCATCCATAATAGCGTCATTTAAGTGGATAAATCAGTAGTTAATGTCTGATATACAATAATATAGTCGCAGCTTACCACTCCGCTAGGTTGATCGCCATCAATTAAATCAAATGAGACATTTCTTGGTGTTATGTCAATTGCTTTACCGCCTAGTGTTGTATCACTTACAACCTTGTCATGAATAGATTTAACAGTGGCATCAGCAGCTTGATCGGCTGTTTGTGTTGCTGTACCTCTAACAATAACGCTTAATCTTACATTTAATGTCCACTGAAATTTGTTAGACCTTACTTCACAGTTATCACTAATTGGTTCAACTATTAAAACTGAACCTTCTGATCTTGATACAGGTGTAACACGACTTCTAAAAATATTTGTACCAACACCAGTAGTTCCTGCTAACTGGGTCATAAGTCCTGTAAGTATTGCTTCTCTTTTTGTACTCATGTTTTACTAAGTGAAATTAATGATAGTTTGCCGTCATCTTCCATGCGTTTTGATCTAACTTCATATTTTTCTCTTTTGCCATTAACATGGATTATTAATTTATCTCCTAAACTTACATCTTCAAAATCCTTTGTAATTACTTGTAAGACATAATCAGTTGAAATCATCATATCTCCCGCAAGTATTTCATCAGGCATATTAAAAATACCTTTTTTTATTGTTCCGTTAAAATCCACATCTTGACCTAAATCAGCAAAATATGTATTTAAGTTTTCTTCAATAATCATATAAAAAAGCCCTCACAAGAGGGCTAAATATTTTAACTATATTTTTTAACACCAATTAAATTAATGCTAAAAGTAAATGATGGTGTAGAACCCCCAATAGTTTGAACAATTTTTACAAATCTTTCTGCACTATCTTTTGATATTACAAGTGTTTGCATTGATGCTGAATCTGTTACTTGAGTAAACGTTGCCCCAGACAGGTCTGTATAAGTACCGCCAGTTGTATCACATTCAGTTAATTTTACATCCAAAGTTGGACTAGAGCCAGTGCCAGCAGCACTATCTAAAACCAACAGTACATCACCATCAAACTCTAATAAGTCAATGGCTGCACTCGTAGCTGTAGCTGTTTTTGCTGCAGTTGCGACTCCAGCCGTAACTGTTAGTTTATCTAAATTTTGTTGTAAGACAGACATTTAATTTACCTCTATTTTTTAGTTGCTTCTTCTATTTGTGTAAGAAGCGTTGATTTGTTAAGCCTTTTATCAAGATCTAAACCGAGAGTGCGACCATAAGTTTCTAATTCAGCTTTTGTCATTGAGCCTAAATCAGATACCTTTTTTGCTCTTTTTTCGGATTTTGGCTTTGCTATTGGTGTTTCGGATGCTTCGTCTACAGTTGTAGCTTTACCAATCCCAACAAGCATATCGCCAATATGTTTCTCAACATCCACAACGGAGCCAGCACTATTTGGAGTGCCAGCTATCATTGTGTTTCTAAGTAGCGATACTTTCATGCTTATTATGTACCGAAACAGAAAGCCCCAGCCTGTTTAACTGCAAAGTCAACATCTTGAAGGGCAATAACTCGTACATTACCACTAGTTGCGCCCGCAAATGGATCAACAGTTAAATCAAGGCCAGACCAGAAGCCAATACAGAACTGACTAAAGTCTCCAAATAAAGCATCATTATTAGCGAGTTGATTTGTTGTTATAACTGGATAACCATTTATCTCGTTATTTTCAAAAACAAACTTACCTGTTCCTGATGCAACTTCTGTTGACTTTAAAGCACCTCTTGCTGAAGCATTAATTAAATAGAACATATTAGCTACATCTGCGTTTGCAGCAGCAACATCAGTTTCCATACCAATATACTCTTGGAAAGTACCAAAAGTAGTAATAGTTTGAGATCCAATTCCAGTTGTATCTTTAATACCTAATGGTTGGTTTGATGAACCAGTACCATAAATAGCAGTATGGTCTAATTTTGTAGCAATTATTTTCGCCAAATCGTCTCTAATCATTGATTCGACGTCTATAGATGACTGCAATAACAAACGTCTTGAGTAGTCAACAAACGCTGCTACTGTTTTTGGAGTCATATTCACTTGGTCGAACGCCTGTTGGCTCTCGCTAGGAGCAGATCCCTCTCCAACAAAGAATCCAGTCGCAGTCTGCGTTAGTCTGGGAATACTTACATTACCTGATAACCCTGTTAAAGTTGTTGGGTTTGTTGCCATAACCGCCATGCGGTTTCTCAAAATGTCAATAAAAGATCCCGATAGTAGCTCTGTGGCAACAAGATTACCTCCAGCAGTAGCAGTACCAACGGTTAAATCCCTTGCTAGTACTTCGTTAGGAACAAGGATACCGCTTGCTGGTTTGTCATAACGTTTTGATGCTTCATCAGAAACCTCTCTTTCAAAAGCCGCAGCTTCTTGAGCAGCCCTGTCACTAGGATTTGCTAAAGCGTGTAATGCCCTTGTAAAAGAAAATCTTTTAATTTCTTTTTGGTCTAAACCAACTTCTGATGATTTTGTTTGAATTTGTTGTTCCACAGTGTTAAGACGATCCTCCCTGTAAGTGTTAATAGCATTGCGGGCATCCTCAATTGATGCTCCTTCTTGATTTAGTTTATGAGCTAAATCTGGACAAGAATATTTCTCGCCCATTGCTGTAATCGCATTGCTACGATTTCTTTCAGCAATTATTATGGTTTCACTGCGTTTTTGCTCTGCTTCAACGGCTTTGCTTGCAGCTTCCGTTTCTGGTTTTTGCTCCATATTGTTGGAAGTGATATTTGGACTAGATGACGGAGCTTGAGCCGTCAAAGCTTCCCTAGATTGCTCTAGGTTGGCTGCATTATCTTTTGGAGGAGACTCTGCAACCTTATTAGTATCTATATTATCTTTTATTTCTATACTTCGCCCTACTCCAACTGATGCGTCTGCTGGAACTGAAACAAGGGACACTTCCATGGCCTTCCATTTTGTTACAACCATTTGATCACCACGTTCCTCTATCTCATTTATTTGATAAGCAAAACTAACTTGAGAAATAATTCCATCCTCAACATCTGTTCGTTTTTCAACTGCATTTGGATTTCTACTCCATTTAATTGTTGCGTAACCTCTTCTGTCCTCTGAAATTTCTGCTTTCTGTACTACACCAAGAACTTCATCCCTATTGTGATTCCAAAGAAATGGAGCAGTACCATTATTTAAACGAGATAAATCGGCAGCGTTTTTATCGTGTGATAATACTTCTTGTCCAAAATACCTTTGTACTGGTTCTTCAGAACTAAAACTCATAAATAATTCATTACCATCAGACTCTATTTCTGCTTTTAATTCCCTTACTTGTACTAATGATTCGCCTTTATTTCTTTTCTTTAATTCTTTTAAATCAAGTTTTCTAAATTGTGATATTTCTTCATTATTTTTTTTCTTCTCATCATCATGATACGGACGACCCATTTCATCTTTATAAGGTTTTGGTCTACCCTCTACAGAATCTTCACTAATTGGTAAATCATTAATTTTAGTTAATGTACTAAATTTATGTCCAACTAAACGATCAGTTTTTACAAAACCACTTCCAGATGATGCTGGTCTATAAATACAGATTAAGGCAGCTGGATCTTCTGCTGTACCATCAACAGTAAAGCTGCTGTCTGGTATATCAATTGTTCCATTTCTCTCAATTTTTTCAATCATACCTCTAGCTCTTCCACCACTATTATTCCAAGAGACAAAATCACCTACTTTTAATTCATCTGGTTCTGCCTTTATATTGTCTTGTGGTTTTTCTAAAGTTGAATCCATACTTTTTTCCTTAGTGTTGTATTCATCATACATAGTTAAAACATTATCATCAAATCTTGCTCTTGCTTTTTTTATTTGTTCTGATTTTTTTCTACTCCAACTAAAACCAGCATCTGATCCCCATGCACTCCACGCAACTCTTCCGGGACTTGGATAACCTTTTTCGCCTGCTTTAAACCCTTCTGCTTTTTTGTCAACTTCATGCCTGCTAAAAAAACTAAACATTCTCAAAGTAACGTCAACACTTAATTCTTGACCACTTAAAATTTGTGTTGCTCGTCTAGCTGCAACTGCAGTACCCCCTTTTTTACCCTGCTCTTTCCATTTTTTATATTGCCTAGCACCAGCTTTCATACCCTCAGTAGGCTTTAAGTCAATTTCAACACCATTAACATTAGCCATTTTATAAATGTTAGATATACAACATAATATCTCTTTTTTTGGTTTTTGATAATTGCCATATTTAAAATATATATGTTATACTAATAGTAGTTAGAGAATGATAACTCTAACGTTTACCCAAATGAGGATTTTAAAATGAGAGACACATCTTTTTTAGGAAAATTATTAGCACTAACTGAAAGTACTAATAAACATGAAGCAGATTTAGCAAAAACTAAATTACTGCAACAACTAGAGAAAAGAGGTATTGATTTAAAACAACTAGAGCAACAACTTGGTGATATGTCTGTTGTTGAGGAGGAAATAGAAGTAATAGCTTTTAGATTTGGATCACCTTATAAACGTATTGATCCAGCAGTAGATATTATTATTAGTGCGGTTGCTGATTACTATAATGGAAAAATTGTTTATACACCTTATAAACTAGAGAGAACTGGAAACCAAAAACACCAAAAAGAATATATTAAAGACTCAAAAGGTAAAATATATAGACAAATAGAAATAAGTGCTAGTAAATCTAGGCAAATAGAAATTGAATTATACGGAGATTATCTTATACAAGCATTACAAGATGAATGGGCAAGACATTGTCAAACCGATCCATTTGTAGTTGCTATGAATGGTACAGCCTATAGAAATGATTTTAGAAAAAACTGGGCATGGAAAGTACAAGAAAGATTTGAGCAAATGAAAAGAGATGAGCAACAAAATGGTAGGCAATTAAAATTAGCTAATAAAACAATTAATGTATCCGCACTAGCTGTAGTAAACGCTAATAAAAATGAGTTAGCAAAGGTTGAAGAATTTTACGCAGAACGTTATCCAAGTTTTGGTAAATCAAGTGGTGGATATACAGGTGGTAGTACTAGCGGTGCAATGGCAGGAAGTACCGCTGGAAGTAAAGTAGGTTTAAGCAGACAAATGTCAGGTAACAGTCAAAAACGTTTATCTGGTTATTAAAAATTACTCTGTTGCTATTGTTGGTGTTACATCTAGATCAAGGTCTAGTTGTACACCAATATCATTTAAGGTTTCTTTCTCTGCTTTAATTTGTTCTACATTATCTTCAAAATCAATACCTAACATAGATGTTATTTGTGATTTAGTATAATATCCTGCTGCCTCACCAAGTCTAAATGCTTCAATTTCTTTTTTAGGGTCAACCCAACTCCAACCCCTTGTTTGCCATTTTGGTGAAGCATACCTCTCAGGACTTAATTCGTAGTCTGGTAAATTTAGTACACCTGATAAAACGGCTGCGTCTAAAAATTCTTCAAAAATTCTTTGATGGAAATTTTCAACAAAATATGTTTGAAGCATTTTCCAATGTTCTCTATCTTCTAACAAACTTAATCTTGAACTACTGTAGTTAGTTTCAGAAAAATCACGACTAATAGTTTCGTAAGAAACACCTAAACCAGATGCAAACCTTCTAATTTTGGCTCTTACAAAACTCTCATATTGTGAATCAGGTGAACTAATGTTTGGTACTGTAATTTCCTCTCCCGGATTTAAATATTTAAAAACACCCGCCTCAAAATCTGTAAGTCTTTGCTCTGCTTCTACATCATCTGCTTCAAGTTCTCCTTCAGTTGAACTAATAAAGCCCATTAAACTTGCGCCCGCACGAGCTCGAATTACAGCTGCACTCTCATAACCCGACAACTGGTGCATGTCATCCATTATTGAACTAAAAAATGGTACTCCTCTATTTTGTGCTGGTCTCTCAGGTAAAAATAAATGTATTATTTCGCTAGCGTTAACAATAGTATGTTTTTGTTCAGTGTAATTATCTTTGAAAAAATAATCACCCGGATGTCTATTTAAAAAAGCGTATCTTTGTGGTCTACCAAATCTGTCAACCTCTATACCCATTCTCCACTCATTACCCTTACGCAAAACTTTACCAGTATAATCATCATCTACTAAGTCAGATTCTATAATCTCAAGTGCTAATCCAACTTTACTTTTTCCAAATTTTTTACGAATAATTCTAAAAAATACTTCACCACTTTCAACCAATGCACCAACCATCATATTTTCTAACATAAAAAAACTTTTTTGACCTGATACATCACAATGATCTCTTTTACACCATTCTCTCCAAGCCTTATCTATCATCATGCTTAATCTTTTATCTTTTTTTCTTCCACGAAGTGACGGTACATTGCATTGCAGTTTTATACCTTGACCAATAACATTAATTTGTGTTGTTCTCTTGGCTTGTTTTGCATAAGGGTTATCTCTGCATAATTGACGGCTACGGTCTCTTAATTTTCTTAAACTAGTTTTAATTTCTGCATCTGCTGAAGTATTGCCCGAAACCCAACCTTCAGTTAATCGAGATAAAGCTGCCCCTGCATAACGTCTTCGTTTGAATTTTGTTACCTCTGGTTCCTTTGTAAAAAGTTTTGAAATAGGAGTGTACCAAGCCATAATTAACCTCTGTTCCTTATATAAAGATTATGTGGATTACCTAAACCATTTGCAATTGTTTCGGCTTTTTTCTCCCTTACTAATATTGCTTTTAATCTATCCCTTAAAATAATTAATTCTGATAAATCATATTTTTTAACATCACGATTTCCTATTTTATATTCTTGTACTACACCACCATTATATATTGCTCTAATAGCTGCTTCTATTGCGTCAAAGTCTTTTTGTGCTTGTGTTCTACCGTCTAATGCCTGTGGATTATTTCCACTAAAAGTAAGATTCGGTAAAACTTCAAATTTGCCGGATGCTATTGTTTGTTTTTCTGCTCCTGATTTATTTGCGACTGCTTGGTAATACCAAAAACCAGTTGAAAAAGTTTCAGTTACATCTGATGCTAAATTAAATTGAAAACCATCAGAGTGAGCAGTGCTTGTTGCTGTAGCTCCTATAAAATCAGTATTAGTTCTAAAATAATAAATTACTGTCCATTCTGGACTAGATATTGGATTGTTAAAGTTATCCGTTGTTGCATTAAGTCGCCATTGAATAAAATCACCAGCCCTAAATTTCTGGGGAAATTTCATAGATCTACCATTGTGTAACAAATTTAGGCTTTTCAGCCTTTCTTCTTCTTAGCTTATCAATATTTTCGTTATTTTCCTTTATTTTGCCCTTAATTCTCCCTCTTTCTTCATAAACGTCCCAAATTGTTCTTCTATCTCGTTTTTGATATAGTCTATGTAAACCAGCATAAGCGTAAACTAACGTATCCAAAGCTTCATTACGTGCAGATGATTTTTTTACCCATTCTCTTATTGGAAAACCTTTTACAAATCTAATAATCTGTTTTTCTGCTGTTAGTTGTTTAAAATATTCTTCGTCTGCTTTTACATTAAAATGTAAATATCCAGCACCACTCTCAACATGACGTAACCTTGAAAATAATGTGGTTTTAATTGTATCTGTACCAACTGTAAATAATTCTGCACCTTGTTTAATAACTCTTCCTTTCCAATTTAAATCTAATTTTTTTCCTTTTCCTATAGGTGGTTTATCTTTAATACTTGCACCTTTTATAGCAATTACACCATACTTTCGTCTGTCTCTTGTGTAAGCGTAAACTTCACTAGTATAGTGACCACCAGAATCCACAGCTATGACATCAGGTTTAATTGTATTACCTAATTCATGTCTATAAGGCCTAAGTAATAATTGATCAAGTTGTTTCCATAATTCATTACTTCCGGGATCTCCATAAATTTCCTGATGATCAATTAACCAACCTTCTTCACCCCTACCCCATGCCCAAACACTAATTGCAAGTCTATTATCTTGTACGTCAACTCCTGCAGTAAGGACAACAGCTTTTTCTGGTATCATATTGGACTCATAAGACTCAACTCTTTCCATTAATACGTCAGCACCAACTTTTGCTGCGTAGTTTTCTTCGTAAGTTTCTCCAAGAACTGTATTTACAAAAGTTTTTAATCTTTGTGGGTCGGCTTTTGCTTTTAAAAAATCATCAACAATCTCTTCCCAACCTTTCCAACCCAATGGAGAATATAAACCATTTAAATGAAATCCAGCAGTTTTACCGTCACTTGGAGCAGTTGCTCTCCATTCACCACGTTCTAAAAAATAGTGTTTATCTTTTTCTACAAATTTTTTACCACAACTTTCACATTCATATTTAACAGTTTTAGGATTATTATCTTTCCATTTAACTTGACTCCATTTTAAATATTGCATGTGACCGCAGTGTACGCAGGGAACATAATATCTGCGTTGGTCACTTTCTAAATACTCTTGTTCAATACGACTAAAATCTTTAATAGTTGGTGTTGATGTCATTAAAATTTTTCTTCTGCTAAATGTCATTGTTCTTTTTTCAGCAAGACTTACAGCATCTCCTTCATTATCTAGGTCAGGTGGAAAAGCATCTATTTCATCCATAAAAATATAACGACAAGGCATTGATCTTAAACCTACGGCACTATTAGCACCAGTTAAAACCATTATTCCTCCCGGAAAATCTTTTGAAAACATAGTATTGCCACTATCTCTACTTCTGGCAGGAGCTACTAAATTACTTAAAATAGGAGTATCATTGATAAGCCCTTCTAATCGTTGACGACTTAACCTTTTTGCCATTTCTAGGGTGGGTTGAATGACAAGCATACTGGCGGGTGAATTAGAAATTACATAACCTAACCAATTTGATCCCGCTTCAGTTTTTCCAAGTTGGCTCGCAAACTGTAGGACAACTCTTTGTATAGGATTGTCTGTAGATAAACAGTCCATAGGTTCTATTAAATAAGGTGTTCGTTTGTTTTTCCATGCCCCTGCTTCGCTACTTGATTTACTACTTAAAATTCTATGTTTTTCAGCCCACTCAGAAACATTTAATGGTTCCTCAAACTGCAAACAATTAATACAGTCTTTTATTAATGTTTTAACTAATGTCAATTGTCTTTAACCCCTCTAAACATTCTCTTATTTCAGTAGAAATAATATTATGAATCTTAGCCGAATCAGATTCAGCAGCAACTATTGGTGAAATTCTATCAGGTATTGTTCTTAAGTTATCTCTGACTTGTAAATGTAATTTGGCTAACGCTAATTTTAATTCGTCGTAAGGTACTAATTTTTTTGACCTTTCTTCAAATTCTAATTTTTGTAACCTTGCTGCGTACATTTCTTTTATAGCCCTATTAGCTGCTAATGATGGCATTGGTGACTTTTGACTTTGATCTATATATTCTTTTGGTTTTATTTTTGTTAATACTGGCGAACTACGACCTAAAGCTGCATCTAATTCCTTATCAGCCTTATCAGGGTCAATATACCATTTACGACCAATTTGTTTAGCACTTGGAATCATACCGTTTCTTAGATATTTTGTTACCATTGCTCCACTTACTTTTCTGTGATTTGCGTAAGCTTTTGCGTCCATGATTATCTAACACCCATATATTTATGAGTTTGAATACTTATTCTCCATTGATTATCCATTGCTGTTTGTACACATAAATTAGTATTTTCTTCTTTTTGACTTACTGGTTGTAGCCATACTAACTTGTCGTACTTAACATTTTTAACCAATTTTTCTAGATTTTTAACGTCTTTTAAGCAATTTATTGGCATTTTAAGCTCATTTGCACGATTTAGTGCTGTATTAAGTATTTTTAAACCTCCACCCATGTTTATCTTTGGACTTACCGTTACAAATGTTTTTTCATATACTTTAATTTCATGAGTACCACTAGTTTCAAGTTGAACTGTACCAACATCCGATAATAGTTTAGTTAATTTAAAAATATCTTGAGAGCAAGGCTCACCGCCAGTTAGGACAAAATGTCTTGGTCTTAATTTAGTTACAATATCAACAATTTTAAATTCGTTAACACTAGCCCACTTTGGGCTGTCTTTAATTTTTTTTAGCATTTCATTTATTGTTATTTCGTGTTTATCTAAACCTTTTGACCATGTATGTTTAGTATCGCACCAGTGACAACCCACTGGACAACCTTGCAATCTAATAAAAGTTGCTGGTGTACCTGTCCAAAATGCTTCCCCTTGAACAGTATCAAATATTTCGTTAATTCTTAGCATAGTAATTTAATTTATCATTTTCAGCGTTACTAACATTTTCCCAAGCAAAAATAATCCAATCATTACTGCCTGTATATTTATAAGAATCAAACCATGTTGGTTTCTCTTTTGATATTAAAACAAAATATGTACAATTTACATAATCCTTATATTTTTTCAGTGTTTTACCCGAATCATATATATCGTCAACAATTAAACAATTATCTTGAGGTAAATCAAGCAAAGGAATATTTAAATAATGACTTAATTTAACAGCTAAACACAAACCACCTCTAGGAATACCATAAATACCAATAAATTTTTGATTTTTATATTTTTTATAGGCATATTCAATACCTTTATCAAAATCAAACCAACTAAATTTAATCATGGTAAATAAATAGCAGAATTTGTATCATGCTCTTTAACTTCTATTTGTGTAACTTTACAACGACCATTAAATTCACTTTTACTTAACCAAGTATTAGCTAATTCATAAACTTTATAAGCAAACATTTCACAACCAACTCCATCCTCTAAAATTACTAATTGTAGTAAACCTAATTTTTCACCCTCTTTAAACCATTTTATATGAGGGTCGTTTTTATCAATTAATGTTTTATGGTCAAATGTATCTCTAAAAGTTTGCTCTAATTTTTTCATACCACCAAAATCAACAACCCAATTACGTTCATCTAAATTTTCCGCTTCAAATACTATTTTTATTTCTAAAGAGTAACCATGTAAAAATCGACAATGTGATTTTGCTTTGTATTGTCTAAAGCAGCAGCTAAAACCTTTTGTTGCTTTATATGTTTTTGTAGATTTAAATTTACCCATTATTGATAACCCTGACCCTTAAATATATCCATTAATTCGCTTCTTGCTTCGGGTGTTGTTCTGAAAATACCCCTCATGACACTTGTAACCATTTCAGTTTCATTATCTTTAACACCACGCCATGTCATACATTGATGTTTAGCTTTAATTATTACTGCTAAACCTTTTGGTTTTATTAGTTTTTCTATAGTGTCTGCTAATTGTATTGCTGCTTCTTCTTGAATTTGTGGTCGAGACATAACCCAATCGGTAATTCTATTAAATTTACTTAAACCAATAACACGATCACTAGGTATTACACCAATCCAACATTTACCAATGATTGGCACTAAATGATGAGAACAAGCAGACCTAACACTAATAGCACCGACTGTATAAATTTCATCAAGTTTTTTTGCATTTGGAAAATCAGTAACTTTTGGCATTTTTGTGTATCTACCTTTAAATACTTCTGTTAAATACATTTTTGCAACTCTATTTGCGGTGTCTTTTGTGTTGTGATCATTTTTTGTGTCAATAATTAAAGTTTCTAAAAGTTCTTGTAATTTACCGCTTACTTCTTTTTGTAAAAGATCAAGTTCATTTTCTTGTATAAAATCAGCAATATTATCATTAGCAAAATAACTAGCTTTTGCTAACTCAAGTCTTTGTTTAATAGTTTTGTGAATTGGTGTCATAATTTTTGTAATTCGATTGATAATAAAGTTTCTTCATGTGTTTTAGGATTAGGGTGTTTTAAACGGTTTAAATAAAATTCTTTTTCAACTACATAACTTAATTTTTTTATTTGTTTTATTTTCCAGTAGGTAAATAAATTACATAGATTTTTTTCGGTTCTAAAAAATTTTGTTTCATTAATGCTGTTATATTTTTTATCAGCTAAATTTTTATTAACAAACTGGATTACTAATATTCTTTTTACATTACTACAAAATAGATGAGTAAATAAATTAGTAACCTCTTTGTCCTTTAAATAATGAAGTAAATATCTCATTACCACTAAATCACAATCAGGTTTATAAGTTTTTATATCTTCAACAATGTCAGGTTTTTTTGTAGGGTCTATATCAATACTTAAACTATTAGGAATATATTTTTTTAATAACCCATTAGCACCACCATAATCTAAAACTTTACCTTCAGTATTTACACCGTTTAACATTGCTGGCATAGCATCATCATATAGTAGTTTTGATGTTGTATCTTCCCAAGTTCCAAAGTCTGTTCCTTGATCTATATTAAAAGTTTTCATTTTTTCACTCCTATTTGATATAAATGATTAAAACCTTGTGCTAATAAATCAAAAGCTAAATTTGTTGCTAATGCAAGAAATAGTTTTGTTTTTGTATGTCTTTCAATATCTACACTCATGTGAACACCACTTCTAGCACATAAATTTCTTGAGTAACTTTTACCTCCATGCCAAGATTCTTTTTTTGCCATTTTATAAGGGTCTATTCCTAGTCTTTTTATAGTGTTAATTATTTGTTCGTTTGGTTTGTTTTTAAATTCTTTTTTTTGTATAGTAGCAAATTTGCCTTTGCCTAAATAAAGCCTTAATGCACCATATCTTGCACCAGACTCCCATGAACTACTGTCACACATATAAGGTTTATATGCTTTTATATATTCGATATTTGTAAAACCTAGTAAATGAACTTTTCTACCTTTTGCAGCACTCATAATTCCATTAACATAACCTTTTCTTTTTTTACCCATAAAAGCATTAATACCACCAAATCCAACGACGTCACTTTTAGTGTAAAAATAATCTATTGCTGCTTTATCCTCTCCCGGAGTATAAATTGGAACAGGTTTAAACCCACGTTCTAACATTATCTCAAAATTTTTTGCTGTTTTATCTGCGTCCCCTATAACGTCTAATGAAAAATACCTCCAAGGTTTTGGATTACAAGTTTCTACAAATTTACAATAATCATCTAATTCAATTTTTTTTCCTGTTTGCCATGCTGTAAATGCACCACAATCTAAAAGAAACCTCATTCTATCTTGTGGAAAGTTTTTCATTTTATCCATAAGATCTGGTGTACAATACGGATAAGCAACTAGAACATTTAATTTATCCATTATTTAATTTCGATAACTATATTGTTGCTACTACAATATTCGTTAAGATTTTTGATTACCTTGTCTTTATTTTCTTCATCTAACAAGACAGTAAATTTTGCTTGAATTGCATCTAAATGTTCATCATCATTTTTTATTACTTCTTCTATATCAGTTGCCCACCCATCTTCTTGCAAAGATTTTAATTCTTCATCGCTCCAACCTAAAATATTTAAATCAAAATCTTGAAGGTTTAACTTAATTATTTCTTCTGCTAATAAGTCCTCGTTCCAAGTAGCATTTTCAGCTAATTTATTATCTACAAGTATATATGCCTTTTTTTGATTTTCGCTTAAATGGTCTAAAACAACTACAGGAACAACCTCTAAAGCTAATTCTTTTGCTGCGGACAATCGACCATGACCAGCAACAATGCCGTCGTTACTATCAACCAAAATTGGATTAAGAAAACCAAACTCAACAATGCTTGCTGCTATTTGTGCTACTTGTTGCTCGCTATGTTCTCTAGCATTTTTTTCATAAGGTTTAAGTCTATCCAAATTCCATAACTCAATTTTTTGAGCCATAGTTACGCTATATTTATTATTCATTTTGGTTTCCATGACCTGATAATAGTGCGTTACATAAAAAAATGCTAGTCCCAATTAACCATATTTGGTGTCTAACACTAAAAAAAGAACGAGGTTGGCAAACACC